TTGTTCCAGCATGTCAATGTGCGTGCGGTAGTTCAGTCGGTCGTTCATTCGTAGCTCCTTCGTTGATGCCGCGCGAACCGCTCCAACATGCGCGCGCATGTGATCCGGTCGTCGCAGTTGTGCATGACGAATGTGCTGCCGTTGCGGCCATCGACGCACACCGCGAAGGCGCGCTTGTCGGCTATGGCGAGGCGCAGCGCAGAGGCGATTTCCTCGATGCCGGCGACTGCCGCATTCCATCCAGCGTGATGCCCGTCGCGGTACGCGTGTTTCTCGCGGTCGCTGGTGGCGGCGGTGCCCCAAATAGACATCTTCGTTTCGTAGGCGCGCTGCTCTGGGTGGTCCGGCGCAAAGTGATTTGGCGTCGTCATGCTTGCTCCTTCTGTTGTGGCACAAGCCGTTCGCGAAGCGCTGCAATCGCTCGACCGACGTACCAACTCGTTGACCCCGGCTTCGGCCTCTTTGGTCCGTCAAACAGCCGGCTTGATAGTTCGTCGAGATATCCAGCCGACATCTCTAGCGCTTCGAGCGCCTGCCTCAGCAGCTTGTCGTCGTCGTTCATGTGTCGTCTCCGATGGCGGCGCCAAGCCGCAAAATGAATGCGTCGTTCGCTGCGTTCGACCAGATGAGCGCGAGCCGGCATTCGCGCAGCAACTCGCGCAGCATCTCGAGTTCCGCCCACACTTCGGCAGGCTTTGCCGCCGTGCCGTCGTCGTGCCGGATTACGCGACAGGTCAGGTCCTGTTCGCCGATGACAGAACCGGCGTGCATCGCGCAGTAGTCGAACCTCATGTCGCTTCTCCGGTTGCCTTGGAAATGGCAGCTCTGGCCTGCGTGATCCAGCACCCTGCCGAACCCGGCACGTTCCACGGCCCGCCCGGCTTGCCGTACAGATCGACCGCGGCTTGCAGCGCGGACAGCAGATCCGGCGCGGCGCAGATCAGGCGGGCGTTGGCATCGCGTTCCATGTCGCGCTTCTTGCGCGGGCCGGTCATGAAGCAGATTGCCCGCTTGCCATCTGCCCAAATGCTGTGTGTGCACGTGTAGGATGTCCACGGCCCAGGCGTGTGCTCGCTCATGTCGTCCACCAGTGAACAGTTGCGAGCGCCAGACCGAGCCCGATCGCGACGGCCAGCAGCCATCCACGGATGCGGCCGGGCTTGCCGGGCCGGCGTGCGAACTGCGTGACCGGCGATGCGTAGTCCGCGCGAGAAAGAGATTCGCGCGGCGTGCGTTGCCAGACGCCCGGAGTCGTGAGGAAGTTCGGCCTCATGCTGCCCACTCCCCGCAGTCCATTGCATCTTCGCGGTCGCGGTCGACCTCGGCCTGTATGCGCAGTTGCCACGCAGTGATGCGATGCCCGGCGAACTCTTCCGGCTCGACCCGATCGGCACCGATGTAGGCGCCGGTGATGCTCACGTAGCCCGACTCGACGATGTAGCAGACGAGCGTTTCGGCGTCGCCGATCGGCTGCAGGCTCGTGAATTCCTCGGGCTCGTCGGCGCGCGGATCGCGCGAATCGACGACCGGCCCCCACGTCTGTTCGTCGCCCGGCCCGTAGTCGGCGCGCTTGAACGCGCGGGCGTTGCGAATGTCGGATGCTGTGCTCAAGCTGCCTCTCCACTGCGCCACTGCGGCGCGATGAATGAAGTATCGGCCCGCAAGCCAGCCGCGTCTAATTGATTGTGTTTATGGAGAAGTCGGTTTGCCATAAGCAGAATTCATTGGCCTTGCTGCGCGAGATGGTCTAGGATGCTCGGCATGACAGACAGCGCAACACTGAACACGCCGCGCACGTCGCTGCGCATCGTCGGCGATGCCGTGCGGATCACGCTGCGCGACAGAGCCGGGGTGTTTATCGACGTTCCGCTCGGCAAGCTCGATCGGTGGGCTGTCGCGCAACTTCGGGATGGGGTGTTTCCGCGCTATGTGCCATCGGGCGAGGGAGGGGCGTCGTGAGCGACTACGAGAACTTCGTGAGCGCGAAGCTCGCCGCGTTCCGACCGGTCGGCATTGCCAGTCTCGATGCACTGCCTGCGTCGTTGTTCCCGCACCAGTCGGCGTTGACGCGTTGGGCTCTGCGCCGCGGCCGGGCTGCAATCTTCGCCGATACCGGCCTCGGGAAAAGCCGCATCGAAGTTGCGTGGGCGGATGCCGTCAGCCGGTACACCAGCAAGCCGGCATTGATCCTCACGCCGGCCGCGGTAGCTGCGCAGACGGCCGCCGAAGGTAGAGCGATCGGAATCCCAGTGACAGTATGCCGCGATGGGTCCGATGTGCGGCCAGGCGTAAACGTCACCAACTACGAGCGCCTGCACCGCTTCGATACGGCCATCTTCGGCGGCGTCGCACCGGATGAATCTTCGATCATCAAGCACCACGATGCCAAGACGTTCCGGTTGCTGACGGACGCTTTCGCGCAGACCCCGTTCCGACTTCCGGCCACCGCAACACCGGCCCCGAATGACTGGACGGAACTGGGCACGCACGCCGAGTTTCTCGGCGTCTGCACTCGCGCCGAAATGCTGTCGGAATTTTTCACGCATGACGGCGGTGACACACAGACATGGCGACTGAAGGGCCACGCGCGGCACGCTTTCTGGCAATGGGTGTGCTCCTGGGGCGCGCTGATCCGTAAGCCCTCAGACCTGGGGTATGACGATGGCCTCTATCTACTGCCAACTCTGCACATGCATGAGCATCACGTCGAGATCGACATGCCGCTGAACGGGATGTTGTTCGCGATGGAGGCGCAGACGCTGGACGAGCGTCGTCATGCCCGCCGACTGTCGATCGAGGATCGAGTCCGCGAATGCGCGCGCATTGTCAATGCCGAAGCCGGAGAGCCGTGGGTCGTCTGGTGCGACTTGAACGACGAGAGCACCGCGCTTAAGAATGCCATTCACGGCGCGATTGAGATTCGTGGCTCCGATGACGTGGACACGAAAGAGGAACGCCTGCAGGCCTTCGCCGAAGGCAAGGCGCGAGTACTGGTCAGCAAGCCGTCGATCTGCGGATGGGGTCTCAACTGGCAACACGCCGCGCGCATGGCCTTCGTCGGCGTCACCGACAGCTACGAGGCGTTCTACCAAGCCGTTCGCCGCTGCTGGCGATTCGGTCAAACGCGAGAGGTGCATGTGCACATCTTCGCCAGCAAGGCGGAAGGCGCGATCGTCGCCAACTTGAAGCGCAAGGAACGCGAGGCTGCTGTGATGGCGGAAGCGCTGAGCGCAGAGACGCAGGCTGCCGTGATGGCGGAAGTCTGCGGCACCGGCAGGCAATCGAATCCATATCAACCCGGCCGCGTGATGACGCTGCCGTCATTCATGAGGGCCGCATGAACTGCATCGAACAGGTTGTGACCGACCGCTATGCGGCGTACCACGGGGATTGCGTTGAAGTGCTGCGCGGCCTGCCGGATGCATCGGTCGGCTACAGCATCTTCTCGCCGCCGTTCGCGAGCCTCTACACGTATTCAAACAGCCCTCGCGACATGGGCAACGTGCGTAGCGACGCGGAGTTCTTCGATCACTTCGACTTCCTAGTTGCCGAACTGCGGCGCGTGCTGATGCCAGGCCGCAACGTGTCGTTTCACTGCATGCTGCTACCTGCTGGCAAGGAACGCGACGGCTACATCGGGCTGAAGGACTTCCGTGGCGACCTGATCCGCGCATTCCAGAAGCACGGATTCATCCACCACTCCGAAGTAGTGATCTGGAAAGACCCGGTGACCGCGATGCAGCGCACGAAGGCGCTGGGGCTGTTGCACAAGACCGTGCGCGAGAACGCGGCCATGAGCCGTCAGGGCATCCCTGACTATCTGGTGACTATGCGTGCGCCAGGCGAGGCTGCGCAGCGTGTGCGCCACGATCCCGAGGACTACCCGGTTGATCTGTGGCAGCGGGTCGCAAGTCCGATCTGGACCGACATCAACCCGAACGACACGCTGCAGCACCGCAGCGCGCGCGAGCACGACGACGAGCGCCACATCGCTCCGCTGCAGCTCGAGGTTATCCGCCGCGGCATATCGCTGTGGTCTAACCCTGGCGACACCGTACTGACGCCATTCGGCGGCATCGGCAGCGAGGCGTATGTCGCGCTGGAACTCGGGCGCAACGCCATCGCCGTGGAGTTGAAGGCGAGTTACTTCCGTCAGCTTGTCGGCAATCTTGCTGCGGCCGTCACGACGGCTAGCGCAGACATGTTCGCCGCATGACCAAGCACGCCACCCAAGGCCGCCGCCTGATCGCAGCCCTCAAGCGCCGGGCGCACACCTACCGCGAGATGTTGCAGGCGTGCGAGAGCTGCGCGCCGTGGAAGCGCATTGAAGAGTCACTGTTGCCGCATGAGCAGGTCGTGAAGGGCAAGCGCGGCGATCTGGTGACGTGGCGGGTGATCGCGGCTACGAGGTGGACGGCATGAACTTCGTGCGCCTCTACATCGGCGACTACCTGCGCGACACGGGAACCCTGACCGTTGCCGAGCACGGCGCCTACATGCTGATGCTGATGCACTACTACGCGACGGAGCAGCCGCTGCCGGCAGGCCGCGAACTGCACCGCTTGCTGCGCGCCGAGACAAAGGCAGAGCGCGATGCGATCGACAGTATCGCGCGCAAGTTCTGGCATCAGACCGAATGCGGGCTTGTCAACACCCGCGCTGACCGCGAGATCGAGCGAGCCGAACGGCAGCGCGACGTGAACCGAGAGGTCGGAAAGTTGGGCGGCAGGCCGAAGCGAACAGAAACCGAATCGGTTAGCGAATCGGTTAGCGAATCGGAACCGAACGGCAACCGACCGATAACCCTACCACCAGACACCAGACACCAGACACCAAAAGAGAAGAGAGCGCGCAAGCGCGCGACCCCCCCTCCAACCAGACCCCCGGATGTCGTCGAGCGGGTTTGGTCCGACTGGCTGCGGCTGCGTGATGCCAAGCGTGCACCGGTCACCGAAACCGTCGTCGCCGAGGCGGTGCGCGAGGCGGGCAAGGCGGGCATGACGTTGGAGGCATTCCTCAGCGTCTGGTGCAGCCGCGGGTCGCAGGGTTTGCAAGCCGACTGGCTACGGCCGAACGAGCGCCACGGCGTCGGCGTGCAAACGTTTCGCGAACGAGACGCCGAGCTTGCCGCAGCTCGGGTGCACGAGATGACTGGCGGACTGGTGGCAGCGAAACCAGTTCCTATCGCTCGACGACATGACGTTTTACAGGAGGTTTTCGATGCTCCCCGGCGCCTGGGTTGACAGTCTCTTTGCACGCCTTGCGGTGCGTTACGGATCTGCCTGGATGGGCATGTGGAGCGGCGTTGACATCGCGGCAGTGAAGGCCGATTGGGCCGAAGAACTCGCAGGCTTCGTCAATGCGCCGGATGCGATCAAGCACGCGCTGGAGAATCTGCCGGATCGACCGCCGAACGTGCAGCAGTTCCGCGCGCTGTGCATCAATCGCCCGGTCGCGTTCAAGGCGCTCCCTGAGCCGAAGGCCGCTGCGGAAGTCGTCGAGAAAGCCATGTCCGCGATGTCGCGCCCAGCGGACCACGATCCGAAAGCATGGGCGTGGACTCTCAAGGCGCGCGAGGAATCGGGCGGCAAGCTCGGCATGGTGCAGCGAGCGGCATGGCGCGAGGCACTGAAATGCGAAACGCACGACGGGCGGGCCGCATGAGCCACCAAGTCGGCGCCTACCTGGGCGGAATCCGCACGATCGAGGACGTGCGCAAGCGATGCCGCATCGACGACGAGACCGGCTGCTGGCTGTGGAGCCTGTACGTCGTCAACGGCCGCCCGCAGTGCTGCTACACGCTGCCGGACGGCACGCGGCGCAAGCAGTCCGCGCGGCGGTGCGTTGCGGAACTCAAAGCCGGGCGCGTTCTGCCACCGACTGTGTTCGCCTTCGCCGCCGCGCACTGCAACGAGCCGACATGCGCGAACCCTGCGCACACGCGCACCGGCAACCGCACGCAGGCCAACAGAGCGACGGCAAAGTCCGCGCGCTTCCTGGCGGGGGCGGCTAGGCGCAGCATGAAAGCGACCATTTGCAATCGTTTGGTGCGCGCAAAGATCACGATGGAGATTGCCCGAGAGATACGAGGCCGCACCGAGCCGGCGCATGTGCTAGAGCGCGAGTATCCGATCAAGCGCAGCGCCATCAGCAACATTCGGGCTGGCAAATCGTGGCGGGAGACCGTCAGCGGTGCCAGCGTGTTCGCGTGGCGGACTGCGGCATGAGCGACAAACGGCTATTCCGCCTCGCGCACCCAGAGGCGCGGCGCCGGGCGATGGCCTGCGTTGCGGAGGCGCCCGAGGGCTACGTCGTCACGGTGCAGGAGCCGACGCGCAATAGCGAGCAGAACTCGCTTTTGTGGGTGTTGCTGGCAGCGTTCGCAGA